AGATATTGCGTAATGCTTTACGTTATGATATAAAAGATCAGTATCCTAAATACTAAATGCTTATGACTTCCTATATTAGGAGAGAGGAGATTAATACTATGATTAACACTGCAATAAGCTTCTACTTGCTTATCTCGTTAGTAGGTGTTACAATAATTGCAATAGCATGGATTATGTTCTTGACACAGAGATTAAATAAGTTATCATCTACGTTAAGAGAAGTTTTAATTAATTATACAAAGGAGAATAAAGAATGAGTGTATTAGAAAACTTTGGTGAAGCAGATTTTGATATAGAGTTTGCTCCATTAGAAAGATTTCCAGAACGTAAGTATGTTATTCGTACTGATACTGATGAGGCTATCGGTGTTGTTGGTAAGGACTTTGGTGGTGTTAGTCATCCTCAGTTCTTTGGACAGATACGAGATGCATGGGCTGAAGAGTTAGGGTTCACACACAAGGACTTTCATGACTCAGTAGCTTTAGAGAATGATGTCAGTATTGATACCAAGGTATCTCGCAATGGTGCTTGGGCTTTGGAGAAGGTAGTATTCAACAATCATAAGGCTACTGTCGAGACAAACAGACACACTACTGAAACTGCTCTGTCTCTGTATGCATGGCATGGTGTTGATGGATCTACATCTAACAATGTGATCAGTGGTGCTATTGATTTCTTCTGTACTAATGGTATGGTTACTGGTGACTACAGTAAGATACGCAAGAAGAATACTAGGCACTTTGACATGGGCCGTATTACTCAAGAGATGGAAGGTATCTATGATCGTTGGGTTAATCACAATGCATGGTGTCAGAAGTTAGCAGAGAAAGATATATCTGTTAATGCACTCAAGACTGCTCTTGAAGACATACTACCAGAGAGAGCATCCAAGAATATGCTTAACTCAGTACTTGATGAGTTTAGTGTAAGAGGTGCAAACGCATGGGCTGTATACTCTGCATTCACTCAGTATGCTTCACATGAGGATCGTTTTAGCTTTCGACAGACTGCTAATGACAATACTCTGGAGCGTCAGTTTAAACGTAATGAAGATGTAGCGAAATGGATTGAGCATCCTGCTTTTTTACAACTGGTAGCATAATGAAAGTATTAGATCGTAAAATAAAAGTCTTTGAGGATCTTGACAAAGAGATCCTTGAAGATTATATTAGAGACATATACCAAGACATTAAACAAAATGAGGATAAAGACAATGCAGAAATCATCGAAGAGTTTGAAGCAATCAAAAAAGAGGAACTTGATGGCGATAGCTTTAGCTGACCCATTATTTCACAAAAGAGTAATTGAGAATAAAAGACGTAAGAAACTATTGGCTAAACGAACTAAACGTAGTTTAATGAGAGAGGCAATATGATGACCATAAGTGATGACGATATTGACCATGTACAAGCAATAGCCTTGTCTCATTCCGATTGGAGTCCTAAATCTGCCTCTAAGGTAGCTAAAGTTATGGGTTTCACTGAGTTTGAGCAATATAAAGCTGTATATAGGGCAGGTAAGTTAGCAATAGCAACATATAAACATAAAGGAAAGGTATGGGATGATTGATCTACCTGACTTTGATGAACTCAGCGATAACCAAAGCATGAGAATTAACTGTCCTGATTGTGGTGGTAGAGGTACATTCACTGCTACTAGAGTTGATGGAACTATTCTATATAATTGTTACAAAGCTGGTTGTTCTCTGTCAGGTAAGAAAGATGTGATGGGTTCTAGTAAATATATTAGAAGCAAATCTATCATATCTGCCGAGCCAACTAAATTACAGTTTAATATGCCAGATCATTTTTCTATATATCATCCTAATAAAATGGTGAGTTATTGTGTACGAAATAATATTGATACTACTAAAGTACAGTTATACTATGATGTTAAGTTAGACAGAGCAGTATTCCCAATCTTTATGGTGCAACCATCTAACTTTGATACTCCTACTATTTGGAGGAATAAGGTGGTCGATGCAGTTGGTAGAACATTAGGAAATTCATGGAACAAATGGCATAGGTATGGTAACTCTGGACTACCGTTTATTTGTGGTAATAGTGAGATCTGTTATGTCGTTGAAGATTGTGCGTCTGCCGTAGCTGTATCACAGTATGGCACTGGACTTGCATTGTTAGGTACAAATTTATCTGATCAACTACTTGACATTGTGGTAAACTATCCCTATGTTATAGTATGTCTGGATAGAGATGCATCTGCCAAGGCAATACAAATGAAGAATAGAATTGGACAATTTACCAAAGCTGAAGTAAGATTACTTGACGTTGACCCTAAAGAGAAACCAGAAGGAGTATTATAATGACTATGTACAATAGAGCTTTTTCCATGCCTAGCAGTCAAACTTTTAGTATGAAACCTGTTAAAGAGTTTGTTGAACGCTGGATTGATATAGCATACGCTGATGACCACACTGATCCTCTACCTCTGGTTGTTGTAGATCCTTTTGCTAGAGATAGTAAGTATGGTACAATAACTAATGATATAAATACTATTACAGATGCTCATTATCATATGAAAGCTGATGATTTTCTGGATATGTTGTTGGATGATGGAGTACAAGCTGACGTTGTGTTATATGATCCACCATACAGTCCAAGACAGATTAGTGAGTGCTACAGTGCTAGTGGTATAAAGACTACGCAACAAGATACACAGAGTAGTTTCTATACTAAAATAAAAGATCGTATAAGACCTCTTGTCAAACCTGATGGTATTGTGCTATCCTTTGGATGGAACTCAATGGGAGTTGGTAAGAAGTTTGGTAAGTATGAAGAAATATTAATGGTAACTCATGGTGGAGCGCATAATGATACAATATGTGTTGCACAAAGAAAGGATACAAACGAATATGTCTAATGATTTATTAGGACTATTTCTATCTCATAAATTCTATGAGAAGAACAGACACTTGATCGCAATGGACTTCTTTGAGAATGAAGCCAAGAAGATCTGGCGTAGCATTGAGTTAGGTCATGCAAGATATGGGCGTGACTTGACTCCTGCCGAGGTAGAACAGGTATTGTTTAGTGAGTTTAGGACTATGACTACTAGTCAGAAACAAGCTATGATGATGCTGACTAGAACACTGTCAAATGATATTGGTGAGGATGTTGCAGAAGATGTTCTCAAAGATCAGTTTAAAGTTTACTTTGGTAGACAGTTAGCTGATCTTGGTATCAAGATGATGGATAATAAAGTAAATGATCTTAGTAAGGTCAATGAATTATTGGGTAAGTATGAACAAAACTTTATGCCCAAAGAAACTATACAGGAGATAAAACATGATGTCGCATCTTTACTACACTCTACAAAAGATGTATCCAAATACAAATGGAACCTCAAAGGACTCAGAGATATATGCACAGGCATTGGGCCATCTACATTCTCTGCTGTCTTTGCTCTTGTCGAAACTGGCAAGACTGCGTTCCTAATATCTACCTTGTTTGGGCCAGATGGTTTCTTAAACCAAGGTGCAAAGGTAATGATACTAGGTAATGAAGAGCCTGTCGAACGTACTGCACTCAGAGCAGTTAGTGCATTCACTGGCATGACTGATAAACAGATTGCTAATGATACTATTAAAGCACACAATCAATGGGATGTATATTCTAGTCAGTGTGTGTTCTTGAATACTGATGAGGTGTCCTCGATGGAGGAACTGGATCAGTTGTTAGCAAAGCACAAGCCTGATGTATTAGGTGTGGATCAGTTAGACAAGATGCAAGTGGGAGGCAATCATGCTAGGGATGACATACGCTTGGGTGAGATCTATCGTACTGCTAGGACGTTATCTAAGAAGCATCAGTGTGCAATCATTGGTGTGTCTCAGGCTAATGCTGAAGCAGATGGTAGAACTGTGCTACGCTTCACTCAGATGGCAGGAGCAAGAGTAGGCAAAGCTGCTGAGGCAGATCTTATTATTGGTATAGGTAAAGAGACTGAGGAAGGTGGTTCAGACAATGGACTCCGACATATCTATGTCAGTAAAAATAAGTTAGGTGGTAAGCATGGTACTTGCACTACTGTAATCAAGCCAGAGGTATCTAGATATGTCGATTAAAACTGGATATCCTCATGCAACCTTCAATGACATGAAGAGTTGTCTTCACCCTGATCCTGACATAATCTGCCTTGATTGTGATTGTTGGAAGTTAAATCCCTTTCAAGAAAATGTGGAGGAATCTAAAAAAGAACTTGACAAACTGATTATTATATGATATTGAAGTATTCCCCTTCGGGGGGATACA